GTTATAGTTGTCCGTGTCTTCCTCGCCGGTCGAGAATCCCGAGGCGGAAAGGCCGAAAAGCTTTGTCATGGGCATACGGAGGGCCGAGGCTACGCCGATCCTATTTTCTTTCATCACGTCGGCGAGGCCCGCGAAGGTCATGGTCTTTTGCTCGAAAGTCTCTTCGGAGTCCATGACAAGCGCGTTAACATAATTTTTGAGCTGATTAGCCTGTTGGATGCGCTGCGTTATGGATTGCGTACCGCCGCGAGTCGCGAGCTTATTCGCGAAGTCCTTTATGTGATACACGTCGATTTTTGACTCGTCGAGGATTTCATAGAGCACGTCTTGCGTTTTCAGATAGTTATTCAAGTCGCGAAGCATCCGCTCACCCTCGGACATTCCCCAACCCATGAGCTGCCGGCGAATGTAGGACGGTGCTCGCTTACCAGCCCCAAGGATGACGCGGGACGTGTGGATCTTCTGACTATTGAGCGTTACATACTCGGCCTTGAGAATATCATCGAAGTCTAGGATATCGTTGCGAAGCATCTCAGGCGAGGCGAATTGCCAGCGGTCTACGTCGTAAAGCTCGATAGGCGCATTCAAGAGGCGCTTCACATTGAGCGGTAATTCCGGGTCTTGATCGGAATTGATGACCAGCCCGCCGCCTCCGTAGACGCGAACCCACGAATACCAATCCTGAAGCTTGCCGAAAACATTATGATTCTCAAACCAATCCATGATCTCATCGACCTCGGAGGGGCTAATTTGCTCGCACTCGATTTCGATGAGCTTGGAAAGAGCGTCCTGAATCGGGAGCTGAATAGCCGTCTGGAAAATGCCATTGCCAGAGTAGAGATACGTGAGGATGATTCGATTAAGCGTGATTAGCGCATAGTTGTTCGCGAAGCCGACCGTGCCATAGCCCGAGAGCTGGGAGCCGCCCGTCGCTCCGATAGTCACAGCGGATACAAGATCAGTCAGGGAATTATCTATGCGCTGGCGCGTATGGTGATTTCGACTCATGAGATTACTATACCATATCCGCTATTATTTCTGCACCATCATCGAGGGCGATGGCGTAAAAAATTGTACTGGTATCATCGGCATCGAGTAATATCCCAGGGCATCCCGGCTCTTCGAGGAAAACCAGGGCTCCTACATCTTTTGATAAGGCCGACACGCCGCTATTTGACTGGCATACGATTACGCGCCCGCTCCATTTTCTTTCCTTGACGCAAGCCGTGCCGGATTGATTCGCGGTACTAATGGCCGTCCAACTATCAGTGGACAAAGTATATTTAGTCCTCACAATATCGCCTCCGTTATATCTATATTAGGCACTGAATAATAATACGAGCCGGGCGACCAGCTATTGATGTCGCATTCGATCCGCAATACAGGGTAATATTTGTAGCGTTGGCGTATACCTCGAACCATGTCTCATCGTTGTTTGAAGGCGAAACAAGATCACCACTAGACGAGTATACTAAAGCCTGTATCCCAATTATTTTATTAACATCAAATCCGTGAGCAATGGTTATATCGGTATTTACTGCCCCATTGTTGCAGTGAAATAATGGTTTTTTATACTAACTTTGCCCGAGTTGGTAAATATTTTTTGCCTATCCGCCGCAACTCCTATTGGCATAACACCTCCATTTTTATCGCATCGCGGATTTTATAATATATATCCTTCCCGGCTTTCGCAATGGCTATCCAAGCACATCGGCATCGTACATCGAGTGGCCGCCGGTATATTCGTGCATTCTTTCGACGAGGCAGTCGATTATATGATCATCCCCATCTTGAAGCTTCGGCAATTGCTGACCGTTCTTGTCCCGCGCCCAAGCATAGGTCGACACCTCACGGATAGCGTCCGTATCTCCCTCGATGAAATGGATCTTATAGCCCTGCAAGCGTGTCGCTACAACCTCTTTGTAGTTGGCCTTTCTCTTGACGCCCTCGATGCCGAATATCCCGAGGCGATGAAGGTCGGAAATAATATCGGGGCGCGCCGAATCGGCGACAACCTTTTCGTATTCCTGGACCCCGGCCGCGACGAGGGCGGCATAAAGCGCGTCATTGTGGAGCCCGGTTTTATAAACGAGCTGCTTGACCCATATCTCACGCTCGCGTACCCAAAGGCGACAGGCGGCACTTGGATCATTCGAGGAGCCGAAGTCTAGGCCGACGCCAATTGACTCGGGGAGAATCTCAGGCGGAACTGCCTTGACGATATCCCATCCAGGGCCCGGACCTTCGTTGTAGGTAAAGACCGTGCCCTCCATGGTCACATATTCGCCGAGCGCCCAGAGTTTATATTTTAGGGGATTCGTCTCTTTGTAGCCTTCAAGAAGGTCTTTGGTTTCCTGCGGACACCAGCGGTTATTCTTGTACCAGGTGCGGAGGACAAGCGCCCGTTTCTCCGGAAGCATGATAGCCTCGCCTATTGGCCGTGGCCCATTCTCGTAATGCTTTTGAAGCCAGTGCATCGAGCCGGGAATCTGTGGAATAGGATTATGCAAATAGACTTGTCGTCCCGGATATTTCATAGGCGACAAGCCAGCGTCAAGGGAATCCCTGTCCTCCTCGCTAAACTCGTTCGCCTCCTCGAAAAGCTCAATCGTCGCGCCCTTCAAGGATTTAAGCTTCTCGGGATCATCGAGGCCAAAGCAACGGAAGCGCGAACCGTTCGGAAGTATGATATCCTTATCCGAGATATTCACACGGCAAGGGACGTTGTGAAACTGAAAAAAGCCAAGCACCTCGGCCCATATTGAATCCTTGAGCGAGACCCCTACTTTTCGAAAGCAGGGGATAAAATGCCCCGGCTCGATCATGGCGGTAATTCCGAGCACCTGTATTACATCGTGACTCTTGCCGCTTCGCCTGCCTCCCCAAACATCGAAGTAGCGGCAATCCTTTCGTAGCGTCCCGTCCGGCCCGAAGAGTTGTTTATATACATCGTTTATTTGAATCGGGACGCTAGGCATTGATTTATTATAATATCAGACAGTCAAATAAAAAAGGCCCCCGAAGGAGCCTTAAGTTATTTATGACCCGTCCCCGGACCCGTACCCGTCCCCGGACCCGTACCCGTACCCGTCCCCGTCCCCGTACCCGGACCCGGACCCGGACCCGGACCCGGACCCGTACCCGTCCCCGGACCCGGACCCGGACCCGTACCCGTACCCGTACCCGTCCCCGTCCCCGTACCCGGACCCGGACCCGGACCCGGACCCGTACCCGTACCCGTCCCCGTCCCCGTACCCGGACCCGGACCCGGACCCGTACCCGTCTAGCGTTACTTCGAGGACGGCCACTTCGCGGCCTCGGTGTCGATGATGTTGATGATAGCGCGGGCGGGTACGCGCACAGTTCCGATAGCGTCGAGCCTAGTCTTGTCGGTTGGGCCTTCGAGGGCGAGCTGTCCTAGCCCTCGTTCGGTGCCCCAATAGCGGATATTGCGGGCATTGGAAACGATGGCGAAAGAATCATCCATTCGCACATCGCCGACGTATACGAATCCGCGATCGCATACGACAATCGCGAATCCTTCCAGAACCTGTTTAGTCTCCATCTCTGAACACTCCTTAATCTAAGATAAACTAAGATTATAATACCATAGACAATATGTCAAGGACTATTCTTTCTCCGGCTTCAAAAACTCGACCGTAAATGCGAACGCCTGCCCATCCGGCCCGGTACCCTTCACCCTCGCGTCAGGCTGTTTGATCATCTGGATATACTTTTGGAGCATTTCAAGCGCCTTCGTCCGATCGGCGAGAATATAGACCTGATGCTCGCCGCCGTCCTTGTCTACTCGCTTGTCTATTTGCTCGATGCAAACTGAAAGACCGTCCTTCTTAAGGCCCTGCATCGTATCGGCAAGGTCTCCCTTGTCGGTCAGAATATCCGATGGATCGTAAAACGCCCGCGCCATCCACGTCTCGAATATGCGCTTCTCGAGCGGGATCTTCGCCTCGGCCATCATCGCATCGAGAACTATTGCAATACATGCGCGAATATTAGCCGAAGCTAGCAGACGCGCCGCGCTCGATGTCCCCGCTTCAACCGAGGTTCCCGGATACGCATTGCAATAACATTGGGTCGCATTCTTAAAGTCTGCCTGTATGAAATTGTGCACAAAGTCTAATTGGCTCTTGGTGAGCTTGGAGTAGGCTTCGGCGAGTAAGTCCTTGGTTTCGGCTGAAAGCTTCGCTGTAGGCTGTTCGTGTACGTTAACGGGGGCCTGTTTCGCCTTAGACTTCGCAGGTCTTCCGCGTTTCTTTGGTCCGGTTTCCTTGTCGAGTTTCTTCATGATCGCTTCTTTCTCCAATCGTCGCCTGAAAACTTCAACAGTACGCCATTCTCGCATAACCGGCTCATAATGTCCTCGCCGATATAATTCTCTAGGCAGTCGGCGCATCCGTTCTTATCGCAGGTTTTCCGCGTATGCTTATTGCTTATCAGGATCGTGGGCAAGTCGCGCACATGGCGCTTATCGATGATGTATGAAAGCCAGTTAGCTTCCACATCGCCGCCCTTAGTCCGGCCTATTTCGTCGATAACAAAAAGCGGTAAGTGGGCATAGGCGTCAACTATCGACAGCTCGTCCTCGTATGAATCCTTGACATAGCTTGCCCGTATTGTAGTCGATATCTCGTACATTGTCATAATCTTTCCGCCAAGGGCATGGAGCGCAGCGCAAGCCAGGTGCGTCTTCCCTGTTCCGTTCTTCCCGGTCATAACTATTTTCTTGATATCGCCATTCACAAGGTCCTTTACTTTCTCGACATTATGGCGCTGTTCATCGGTTGATGCGTTGAAATTATCGAACGATGCTTCGTAAAAGGCTGGCTCGATATTAGCCTTTTTCATCTTCTCGAGTCTCTGATATTCTAATTGTGCGGCCTCTTCTTGCCTCTCTTTCTCCTCTTCTTGTCTTTGCCTTTCAGCCCGTTCTTGTTCCCGCTTATCCGCACATTGCGGACAATTAGGGCCTGATTTGATTCCAAAACAATATGTTACGATTCCCCTAAATGGACCATGTTCAGGGCATACTGCATCTTCATCGGACTCTCTTATTACGTTTGACATTTTCTCGCCGATTGTTTGAATATCATCTGTAACGTCCATAGCCTATTCCTCCATGTCCAAGAAAGAGCCGCGAGTATTGACTTTAAGGTCGCGCTTCCCGATATCGTTATTTTCCCATGTCCGTACCGCTGCTTTCCAGTCTTTCATGGGGGCCTTGCCGATCTTCTAGCCCTTTGATTCATAGAAGTCAAACCACTTATTCGGGCTCACGTTATTATTGCGTTCAAGGCAATAAGCGGTCACTTCCTCGAGTGTCGGTTTTTTGAATCGGGACATATTATCTTCTATCCTATCCTTTACTATCCTATTATCTCCTATTATATGTGTACTTTCCAATACCGGTAATGCATTCTTCGGAGGGATTATCGGTACTGATAATGGCTTTATCGGTATTGGATTACTACCGGAATCTAATAATAGAATCTCGGGGGCTATTTCTTTGATCGTCCTATTCGACTCTCTGGCTACCCTAAGCCATCTTTTCTGTATTCCTCGCGAGGTTAAAACTCCATAGGAAACTAGTTTATCAGTACTGAAAACTCCCTTTTCGGTGGCGAAGGTGACTATGATTGAAAGCTCGGTTTCGTCGATTTTATTGTCAGCCGAGAAGAGGAGGCGGGTATCATCATCCCATTTCAGCGCGTAGCCTTCGTGATAAATCATCTTGTAAAGCTCGACGATGCACCCTATCCCGACTAGTCCGAAGCGGGCTTTGCCGAGTTGCATTTTGATATCCCATTCGGTATCGAGCGGGAAATAGTCGAGACCCTGCTTGATCGGGCGGCCCATTAGTCTACCAGCTTTATTTTATGATAACCGCCTATTTTTATGTCTGCCTCGCGAAGAAGCTTATAGACCGTAGGCAATGAAATGCCTAATGTTTTGGCTATGTCGCGCGTAGACATGCCATCACGCATTTTTTGAAGCTCTTCACGACTAATCTTCTTTGCATTCATGCCGCTATATTATTGACTGATTTATACATTGTCAATAGTTTAATAATGCGATATGATGATTTTATCGGAGGCAAAGGATGAACGATCTAATCGGGACAGTTAGGACTATGGACTCTCGGGAAATTGCGGAGTTGACGGGGAAAGAGCATCGTAATGTTATGGCAGACATTCGCGATCAGCTCGGCGAGCTTGAAGGGGGTGTGCTAAGATTTCAGCATACCTATAAAAACGAACAGAATGGCCAAGAATATCCTTGCTTCAAGCTTCCCTACCGCGAGACGATGATATTGGTATCCGGATATTCCGTAGACCTTCGCGCCCGCATTATCGACCGATGGATGGAATTAGAGCGAGCTTCCGCCCCGGCTATCCCGAAAACCTTCGCCGAAGCGCTTCAGCTCGCCGCGGATCAGGCTAAGGAGATCGAGGCCAAAACGGCCGCCCTCGCTCTCGCTGCGCCGAAAGTCGAGAGCTTTGAGGCCCTCATGCGCTCTGAGCGAACCATGAGAATAACCGACGCCGCGAAGCATTTCGGGCTTCATCCAAAAATCGAGGTCTTCCCCTATCTCCGGGCTTGCGGATATCTCACGATGATGGACCTCCCGACGCAGGCGGCTATCGATGCCGGATACCTCGCCTTGCGCGAGGTCGAGCGCCGCGGAGACGGGCAGATAATAAAACAAGCGTGCGTCCTTGTTTCTCAGCTCGAAACATGGCGCACGCGAGTAGTGCCGCAGATAAAGGCTTGGGAAGCTAAATAGCTATTGATATCCCGTCGCCTTATCCAATTCGGCTATTTTCTCGATGATCGAACGATGTGGGATATTCCTATTGTGCTCCCAATTAGTAACCGATTGCGGCGAACAGCCTATTAGTTTAGCGAGCGCTACGCGGCTAAGTTTATGCAATGTTCGGAAATTGTGGATAGATTCACCGGTTGTAGGCTCGTTATCTTTAGCCTTTCGCGCCTCCTGCCGCGCTCTGGAAACAGCTTCCCGCGCCGCCTTGTCGGCCAATTTGTTCCGCAATTTGTTTCGCTCGCGCTCCTCTTGAATCGCTTGTTTCTTCCATGCCCGCACGGTCTGCCGCCGAAGCTCTTCCGCCTCGGCCTCGGCAATTTGTTCTGGGGTTAGATCGGGCGTATCTTTCTCCGAGATCCCCCGTTGACTATGCTCGGGCGCGGTTATGCATAGCCATGCGGGGCGGATACGCTCGGATAGCGGGATAGCCGATCCGGGCGCGATTATCGGCTGGGGCTTGTCGTTTGGGATGCCGTAGTTCATCTATCGCGCTCATGGCCTGGGCGATCTTGATTATATTTTTCGATGTTCGGGCATTTCTGCTCCATATAGTCTTCGTACGCATCTTTATAGATACGCCACCAACTGCCCTGAGGGGCCGGCACCATAAAAACAGGAATAAACCGCATTCGGCATCCTATACCTAAGTCCACCTCAGGCAGCGTGCCAATTGCGCCCGCATAAACGGGTATACCGGATATCGACAAGGGAGCATCCTCGCCAGAGATATCAATAAACGCGTGCGGTATGCGCTCACCTGCTTTACCGAGCGCTCGGAGTCCGGCACAAGCTCGTTCAATATCTATATTCATTTATTCTCCTCGGCGCCCGTGGCCTCCAGAGCGGCAGGCAATGGATGCTTACAGTTTCTGCATATCAAAACTATTGACGTGTAGCCGCGAGGATTTTTTATCCGCTTTTCTTGTATCCATAGCAGCATTCCGCACGATGGGCAATATTTCGGGCTCATGCATGCCTTCCCTCCCTTCGCTTCATGGGCGAGGGATGAACCTTCGATGATTTTCACTACGTCGCGCAAAAACACAATGCCCCCCCGCTTGTCAGGAATAAGTCTCCCCTCGGACTCCGACCATGCGAATCGTTCCACTTGCTCTTGGACTTTACGAGCCGTCTTGCGGCGGCTAATATAAGCGGTCGGCTCGAAACCCTCGGCGTAACTCATTTCTCCCCCTCCCGTGTCGTCACCTCTGCGGGAGTGGCGAGGGCGGCGCTTCCGAACTTGTCCTCGATTTCTATCTGCGCATCGCACAGCATATCCATATCCTGATATGCGATAGCTTTTACCCCATGCCTATGTCTATAATTACATGTCACACGATTAACCATATTTAGCAAATGAGTCAATTGTTTTTGCAATAGATCAGCGCGGGCCGTTTGCTCATCGCATATTTTTACTACGTCAGCAACACGCGCAATTTGACGGGACAGGCAATCCTCCGCCTCATTTGCACTACTCTCGGCCAATTCCAGCGCCTCCCTCATCTCCTCGCCCCTGCGCTCGGCGTAACGCTTGGCGAAGTCCTCGATTACGCCGCCGGCTGTGTCGATCCAATCCATTCCGCCAGGGTGCTCATTGGAGCGCCAAACTAGAACAGCGCATCGTTTCGCGTCGACTGTCGCCTCCCCCTGCTCGCGGGCCGAGGCGAGCCCTTTGACCTTATCAAGCGCTGCATCCTTTGCAATTAGGCACTCCTGCTTAGTCATGCCGAGTGTCGCGGCGCGACATTCCTCGACAATCTGGGAGCGGGCCGAGGTGAGACTCCCACCAACTAGGATACATCGCTCCAGTTGGCGTCGATTAGCGCACTCCTGCCTGACTTCGTTCTCTATGTCATCACGGGCCAAGGCGAGACGGGCCTCTAGTCGCCTAACGTATTGGCATACTTCAAGCGCGTTTACTTCCCCTATGCTATTGGCACGATTGAGTAGATAAGTGATTGCTTCGGTTGGCCTGTCCAGCTCCCGCACGTCCTTCGCTTCGGGCTGGGGGCGGGAGGCGAGGAGGGCCGACATAATGGCCCTGTTCTCTTCGGTGTCGGGGCGCTCGAAGAGGGCT